ATTGTGTATATTGTGTGTACACATCGGATTAATATTCGCACCAACTAATATAGGTTAAATACTATGGAACTAACGACAGCAGAACTAGAGATTATCTTTGAAGCACTAGAGGCGTATGGCGGTGAGCTTGAGCTGATGGATGCTGTGTCACTTGAGATCGAAAAGCGTGAGCTAGAAGAAGTAGATTTCGATGACGACGATGGCTGTGCAGGTGGAGCCTGTAAACTTTAGAGCAAGCGTCTGCTCAATTAATAACCCGAACGGGAATAATTGATAAGATATTTGCTCAATATACGGTAAATGTTACCGAACGGTAAAAGGGCGTGGCGGTTATTACATTCAATTAGAGAGGGATCGATGGCCGTCATGCCCGACTTAACAAGGCAATGGCTGAAGTCTTTGAGGGTTGGGACTACCTGACCGAAGAAGCCACTTTTGCATGAAATATGAACAAAAAAGTCGGGACTTTTCTGACAAAGTAGGAAATATGAACTTTGATTACATGACACCTGAAGAAGAGGCAATCATGGATGAGATGCTAGAGGTTATCAATGATGATAACTTGCCGGACATTAAACCGGACATGGTAAACCATCCTCCACACTACACTCAGGGCGGCATTGAGTGCATAGAGGCTCTGGAGGCTATGCTAGGCAAGGATGCATTTTATGCATATTGCCGTGGCACTGCCGTTAAGTACCTATGGAGAACCGGACATAAGTGGGACGACCAAGAAGATATTAAGAAGGCTATCTGGTATCTCGAACGGATTGTCAAATGAGTTTTTTGAAGCACACTTGCCGACACTGTGGTGGTAGAATGATCTTACTCACCAGTCTTAACCAATTGATGTGCTCCGATTGTAAGCGCACCAGAGATTGGCGACTCAAAGAAAACCAACCAAGTGTTCTGATAGAAGGATTAAAAGGCAATGGCTGATAACGTAGCATTCCTAACTAAGAAAATTAACGCGTACAAAACAGATATTGACCACATCAAATCAATGATGGGCAAGACACTAGATAGCTCAGAAGAACAAAAACTACGATCGGAAAAGATCAAATACACGAACGAGATGATGAACTACATTCAGTTACTTGATCAGTTCAAAGCATCATAAAAAAGAAGGCCGGTACAGCAAGGGGAACTGACCGGCCTAATCCAACAACGGAGGAGTGTGTTGAGGCTTAATTATCTCAGAACCTGAGAGATATTAACAGTGTGTCGCTCAATTTCTCCATACGTTTTATGGAAAACTAGCGCCTTACTATCCTGACCGGCTCTGTACCCACCACTATAGGCATACCCGTCCTTTGCGGCAAGCGTTCTGAATGACTCGACAATACAACCAGAATACTCTTTACGAGTGTCATGATGTATATGACCAGTCAACCATAACCTGCTCCCATCTTGGGAGTTGGCCCATTCAGTCGGGTGGTCGGTAGCCATTACCATTGGTAGCTTATCTGGCTTACAGGTGTGGCCATGATGAACACCAAAGAAGTTATTACCAAAGCTGAAGTATTGGAACACAGAGCTAGTCATGTCGATTTCTACACGCGGCTCATTCTGATACATATGTTTCAGTGCAACCTGTAGGAACATTGCACCGGTATCGTCATGGTTTCCGATTGTAGTAATGACCTTAACTGAGCTATGGCGCTCCAATGCAGAGTTGATCATCTGGATCATAATCTTTAGGCCGGTATCGACCATCATTATGTAATTACCATCTGTATCGAGAACGTGCCTGTGACGCTCTGTAACGCCCGCTACGTTATCCCTATGGAAGTAGTCGCCTAAGTTTACGATTACCGCCTGAGAGCAGTGTGGGGCCGTTTTAACGAGCCTGTCGAATACTCCACAGAAAACCTCTTGTGCTTTCTTAAGATCCCAGTCATCGCCAGTCTCTTCTCTGTACGCCAGCATACCGATATGTGGATCGCCCAATGGATATACAGCCATAAGATCTTCAGCCGCTACAGATTGGCAGTGTGGTTTTGTTTCAAATATAGGTAATTGTTCAACATATGATTCAACAAGCTCTTTTATGGATTCCATATAGGCTTGTTTATCTAGGTCAGTTTTAACCCATTGCTGTTTTATCTGACCGTCATCGCCGTAGAGAGTCGATACCCCTTTAACGACAAAACCATCCGCAGTAGGATGGCTCATATCATGGTCAGGAGAATAGCCACGCTTGGCGGCATACTTCTTGGCTTTAGTCTTGGCACTGCGTACATAAGATTTACCAACGCCTAGCTTTTCAGCTATCTCAGCATTAGTTAAACCTTGCACAGATAATTCACAAACTGTGTATTGTCGGGTGCTTTTATCGAGTAGATTTAGAATCTGCGGATCAAGGGACATCACCGTCCTCCGTTTGATTAGCCCTTCCAGCGAGCAGGGCCGTTCGTGCGAGTGTCTACATGAGTAAACGTCTCATATGATCCAACGCCACCAACGCCCTTCATTAGGGATGCGACTAGCTCTTGGACTTCCGCTGGAGAATGGCCTTTAACGACAATATCAGCCGCTCGGCCATATAGGTGTTGTGACTTAGGAGAGCCACCAATATTGTGATTGTGCGCTCGGCAACGGCAGGCAGAGTTAATGGTTACTGGCGCATCGAAATGAGCACGAACACATTCTAGCAATGTCATTAGCTCTGTATCTACAGTGTCAAAACCACAACCGCATTTACAAGCAAACTCGGACCTATGAAAGTGTGAACCTATTTTACCATCCATCACTTCTTCCTCTTTTCCATTACACCTTCAAAGGCTCCACCACCAAAGTAGAAGCCGACAATGGCAAGCATAATCTCACCCAGCCACATCTCATTGGCATAGTCTTTGGCACGATCAACGGCATCTAGGTCAATCACGCCATATAATGCGCCAACGACCCCGTTAGCCATAATAAATAGAAACATAAACGTAAACGCGAAGGCAATAACGCGCTGTGCAATCTTGAATGGAGCATAAGCGGCTAAGAGGTCAATCTTTGCTTTTGACTTTGCGGCAATCTCTTCTTCTGTGCTTGTGTGCATTGAGTCAATTAGATCGATGCCTTTAGAAATAACATCACCAGAACCGAATATCTTAGATAATACGCCAATCATATATCACCTATTTAGTATAAGCATCGGCCTGTAGCCGCCACTCAAGCTCTTTGATGGATAGCTTCATTTCGTTAATGTCGGCTTGGTTAGCGTATTTATACATAACCGTTTCCATCTTTAACTGCATATCGTTCAGCGTCTTAAAGTTCCATGTTATAAGTGCGAGCAAAAGAGCTAGTACACCTTGTATGATCTTCTGCTCCATAACTTAGAACCTCGCTAAATAAAACATGAAGCTGACAGCGCCAGCTAATATAATCCAGAACATCCGATCAGCGAACCGAGCGACTCCTTCATTATCTCGAACAATCTTAGCCAAACCGTCAATATCGACTTCTGCCTTCTCAACGCGTTGCTCAACATTATCAAGCCTACGATTGGAACTGATCATTTGCTCTTCAACACGAACAATCTTTGTCACAGCATCTGTTAGCTTATCTATCTTTGACTCAAGTCTGTCGAAGCGCTGATCAGTATCCATTAGTAGTTTCCTTTCCAGTCAGAACGAAATGCATCAAAATCCCCTGATAGGATCTTGCGCTTAATAACATCGCCTCGTGCCGCCGCATCAGACCAACTTACGCCAGCCTCTTTGCACCACTGTTCAGCTAGGGCCATAGGTATGCGTCCAATAAATCGAGCGTCACCTTTACCAGTTTTGTCGCCATCCATACCAATAATACCATTACGGCGGATCTCTTCCATCTGCTTCAGTATAGGTGAGAAGTCATGGCTTTTTTTGACGATCAGCTTACCATCTTCTTCATAAATCTTTTCATTAGCGCTCATACTTCAACGTCCTTCTTAACAGTACGCTTTCTGGTACGTTTAGGCTTAGGTGTTGACTCTTTGGCAACCGGCTCGATGTACGGTTCAGCGCGAACACCTAAATCTAGATCTGTTTCAACAACCTCACCACGACGGTAGCGCTTACCATCGATCATGATTGAACTATTAGTTACTACATACTTTGGCATTTACTCTCTCCTGATGTTTAAAAAAAGGGGCCGAAGCCCCCTTTATATTACTACAACTTACGCAGAAGTAGTGTTGTCTGCGATGAACGCGTTACCAGCTTCGTTACGGCACACGAGAGTAGCCTCTGCCACGATCTGGCGAGCTTCAGAGTCACCAGTCTTGGCAAGAGCTTCGTTCTTCATGTTACGTAGAGAAGCCATAGCCCACATATCTGGATCGATGATGAACACATCGCGTGAACGCACGTTGCGTGAAGGTACGAACTCTACAGTGCCGAAGCTTGTAACGTAAACGTCTAAAGCATTTACGACAGAGTTATTACCGCCAACAGCCGCGCCGATAGTTGAACGCTGGTTGTTCATACCGTTGAAGCCAGATACCGCTACACCCATGTTGTAAGCAGATAGGTAAACCTGTGAAGGAGTACCGCCGTTTTCCCATGCAGACTGCATAGCCGCATCGAAACGAGCCTGAGTGAATGCTTCCTGAGTACCGTCAGTGTAAGTGTCAGTACCGTCACCAGTAGCAACTGCACCGTCAGATGCGCCTTCTACGTTTGAAGTAAGCCATGCAGGAACACCAGCAAGCTGACGCGCAGTAGTGCTGTTACCAGCAACGCGAGCTTGGTTGTTGAACATGGTAGCTTCCATGTCTAGCTTCAAAGTTTTACCAGCGCGTAGGATGGCATATGCCATTTCCTTGCCGCGGCCAGCTTTCTTAAGGCCGTCATCAGTACCAGAAACGCGAATAGCGTCCTTGAAGATTTGCGTGTATGACCCGAGTCGAGTAGTTGGAGCTACGGCAGTTGCAGTAGTCTCGTCACCTTCGATGTGGGCATTTGAAGTAGACGCGCTACGAAGTGCATCAGTCTGCCACTCATGGTAAGTGTTAGATGCTTTCGTTTTAGCGATAGCAGAAAGAAACGGAGTTTCTGAAGGAGAAACGTCATAAATTACGTCAGCCAAGTCTTCCTTGATGCCGTTCATATCGTACGAATCGTACGTGTTAGTAGGTTGTGCCATGAGAAATTACCTCAATATAAGTTATTTGAACATTAACGCCAGTGCGTCATCGACGCTACCGGACTTCTTCAGTTTAGATTTGCTCTGCTGTACCTGCTTGCGCTTAGGATCGGCAGTTCGTTTAGCCTGCGGTTTAATAACCGGACGAGCCTTACTAGCTTTCTGTTCGGCCTTAGACTTGTTTGCTTGGCTCTTTCTCCAACGCATAGCATCGGCAAGAACCATTAGTGCGCGATGATCAGTCACGCCTTGCAAGTCTTCTGGCGCGTAGCCGTAGAACTCGTTAGCAGTCTTAACAAGATCTTCCTTGAATTTGCCGGCCCGTTCAGGATCTTTAAACTCAGGGATTTTCTCTGTCAACTTCTCCATCTCTTGAGTCAGGCGAACCTGTTGCTCTTGAGCTTGCATCTGTTGAGCATATG